AACATGCTGGTGAAGTCCGTGCCTGATGCCGTATTCAGCAAGGGAGCTGAAACCAGTGAATAGCAGCTGTTAAACATGCTGGAGAAACTTGTGCCTGATGCCGTATTCAGCAACGGAACTGAAACCAGTGAACGGCAGTTGCTAAACATGCTGGAGAAATTTGTGCCTGATGCCGTATTCAGCAAGGGAGCTGAAACCAGTGAATAGCAGCTGTTAAACATGCTGGAGAAATTTGTGCCTGATGCCGTATTCAGCAACGGAACTGAAACCAGTGAATAGCAGTTGTTAAACATATACGAAAAATCTGCAATAGCTCCGCCGGTAAGCTGAAACACTTCCAGGTCATAGATGCCAATCGTTAGGCTAAGAGCACTGATACTCAAAGTGGTTAAATCCACCCCATCAATGGCAATATCTAACCATGGGGCGCTGTGTGTGCTTAAGCCAGATTGACTATGGATCTTCTGCAGGTTTATGTCAGTCAGCGTGCCGCCGTTCGGCACGATCGTCACGGTTGCTACCTTGTACAGCGGCGTGAATACAGTGCCGCTGCCGTCAGTAGTGAGCGATACAGCCGAGCCGCCAATTGACGTTGAGATCTGGAAGGTATCAGCTGTTTGACCGACAATGTAGTATTTCGTGAATGTAGTGACGCCGGTAGTCGACGTGATGCTAGCGAAGTTGACTACTTGCCCGTTCTGCCAGCCATGCGCGTTCAAGCCAACGACGTCACCCGCATCCGTGAACGTGCAGGTGACAGCCGATGCGGTGCCCACTGGATTGCCCGGGACGGATGCGTACGAGATGTTGGTCTCAGCTTGCACTCCAGAAGAAACATTGGTATTACCTGTGCCATCTCCCCAGTTGACAGTGTAGTTACCTGCTGCTGAAAGGGCTACAAAATTAGAGTTGTTATCATAAACAGCATACAAACCAGAAAAACCTGCAGATGCTGGAACTGGGTTAGCCGGCCACTCAGTATTCCGCACCCAAGCAGTTGTAGTATTTGCATTTGATAAAGGAATGCGACCCCGCACCGGAAGCCCAGGTAAAGCCCCCCCAACAGCCGGAGAGTTCTTAGGTCCGTAATCCACAACTAAAAGTCCACAAATTCCGCGCTAAACACGACGCCATTGGTTAATGACACCCCAACAGAGCAATAAATACGGTCAGAAGCTTCAAGTCTAAGCGGCGTTGACTCTGAGATATCCGAGAAGCTCGTTTTCGTTATCCCGGCTGTTCCCGCCAGGGTTTGGGCCGGCATCGTCTCCGAGAACTTCAGCCTCTTCGTGGTGCCGGAGTCCTTGCTGATGAACAGGTAGATGCCCGTCGCAGTCACGGTGCCTCGCGGGATCGCAGACACCCGAGTGACGATGCAACCGTTCGATCCGGCCGTGACCAGCAGGGCCGTGTTCGTCGGGCTGTCGTCGGCGACGGTGCCGGCCGACGAGCATGCGGCATAGGCTGTCTTTGGCGTCTGCGCAAACGGGGCAGTGAAGGTCATGGCCATGATTGAATCCTAGAAGCTGAGCGACGCAGCCTGGACCTGCGCCAGGGACTGCAGGACGTTGAGGGTGGCGGCCGAGGCCGTGCAGAACACGTTCAGGCTTCCCGTGAAGCTCACCAGGGCGTCGCTGTTGCTGCTCTTCTCGACCGTGTCCCGCACCAGGGTCGTGGATGCGCTCAGATGGCCGATCCCGACCTCCCATGCCGTTCCGTTGTCGATGCAGTACCCGAACGAAGGCCCAACTCCGAAGGCCGTGTTGAAGGTCTGGTAGCCGGCCACAGCACCGTCCAGGGTCAGGCTCCCCGTGCCAGGAGTTGCGCTCGTCTCCTTGACCCTGTCAGCAACCGTCGTCATGGAAAATCAGCAATTCAGGGCGTAGGTGACCGTCAGAGAGTCGCCGTTGGAGACCGTCTTGGCGCCGCCCGAGAACGTACCGGCGCTGAACAGCGTGCCGGTGGTATTGTCGATGGCCGACGTGCCGTTGATGTTGATGAAACAGCCGTCCACCGTCACGCCGGAGCCAGAGGTGATGGCGAAGGTGTAGGTGCCGGTGCTGGGCTTCGTGCGGCTGCCCGCACCGGTGCCGCTCGCGGACGACCAGGAAATCGTCTTGCGCGGCGAGGTGTAGGTTGGCGCATTCGCAGCACCCACTTCCAGCCAGCCGGCGTGCGACGCTTGCGTGTCTCCCACTGCCGCCGCACCCGTGCCCTTCAGGCCCATGTAGGTGGTGGCCGTGAAAGCCGAGCCAGCCAGGATCGTGTCCAGCAGCAGCTTGGCACCCACGTCGGTCACCAGATTCGGCGCCACATCTTCCCACAGCAGGTTGCCGTCCTTGTCGTGACACTGCACCTGGTACTCACCGAAGATGCGAAAACCTTCGACATTGGACTGCAAAGCTGACACCGAGGCCGCGCTGAGGTCCAGAATTTTCATTTGGTCGCTGTTCATGCTGTGTGCTCCTCAGGCAGCGGGGGTGACGTCAGGGACGACTTCGATCTGGCTCTCTTCGAACCAGCGGGTCTGGTCTTCCCCGTAGGCGACCAGGTAGAAGAACTTCTCGGTCGACGCTTCGTAGCGAGCGTCCAGGATTGGCCCCTGGATGACTGGCGCGATTTGCCGTACGACAGTGTTCAATGCGTGGGCCATGTCAGGCTCCTGTCAGTGTGAAGACCTGCGCCTTCGTTGGTGATTTAGGACTTGCCGGCGTACCCGGCTTGAGCGTCTTGTTCATCGTGCTCGTCTGGCTGTTCGGGTTTTCCACCGGGGCTGAGGCTGCTCCGCCCTTGAACATTGTGCCGGCCAGCGGCGCCATGCCAGCAGGCGGCAAGCGGCCGGTCAAGCGCACACAGGCTTCGTCATCGGGCATGTAGCCCAGGCTGTTCAGCTCGAGAATCCGGCTCTGTTCCATCGCCTTGTACGCCTCAAGCTCGCTGCTGGGGCGCAGGTCGAGTTGGTCGAACTCGAAGTCGATGTAGACGTCCTGGCCGAACAGGCGCACGGCCATGGTCATCATGCGAGACCAGAACTCGTTCAGCTTGCGCCGCACCAGGTCTGCATGCTTCAAGTACAGCATCGTTTCTGCGCTGGCTGATGTGCTTGTACTCGAGTGGCCCAGCACTGCTGGCATCGTCTTCGCACCGGTGGCCAACTTCGCGTTGAGCAGCTCCTGCACTGCCGTGAAGGTCGCCGACACATCTGCCGCCTGCCCCTCCATGTAGCCGTAGTCGATCGAGTCGAACCCGACCAGTGCGTCTTCGGGGGCCAGGCCGTTGATGACCGTTTCCACGCCGGCGACCAGCGTGTTCATGAAAATTGAATAGGCTTCCGGATCGGCCAGGATGTCGGGCGGGCAGGTCTTCTGTACCTTCTCTTCGATGATCGAGGCGACCACGCGCGGATGAACAGCGCGCTTCAGGACTCGGCGCAGGTCATTCGTGAAGTCGGAATCGGCAAGGATCGGCTGAATGGCTGCTTCGAAGTACGAACTGGCGTAGGCGTTGAGCAAATCCTGGTCGAGCGCGATGTAGACGTACGTCGGGATGTCCAGGTCGATCTCAGTGCCGCCGATGTACTGGATTGGGCGCAGGCCTGCGTCCTCCTCATAGAACCGCACGTTGGTGACGGTCACGGGCACGATCTGAGTGGGCAGGCGACTCTTGTCGAGCACAAGCTCGCCAGACATGGCGCCGTACTGCAGCAGCTCCTTGGCCAAGCTCTCGCTGATCGACTGCAGGCTACCCAGCGCGTTGAACCCCAAGGTGTAGTCAGGCACGTAGGTAAAGCGGCGCAGCAGTTGGTGGGCGAGGTCGGTGGAAACTGGGTCGATCGACCCGTCCATGTTCCGCCCGATCATGGTGTAGCCTTCAGGGATGCCCACACGCACGTACGCGGAGACCGAGGCAGCCATGTCCGGACTGCCGGCCACCAGGTTCCTGATGACATCGTTTGTGGACTGCCCCGTGCGGAAGCTCAACAGGTCTGTGTTGGCCAGCAATCGGTCTTCGCGCCGGCGCATCGCCGTCGTGTTCGCGATCTGCGTCCGATAGCCCGGCAGCGATTGCTGCTTCTTGGGCACTTTCGGTGGTTCGATCGGCGCTAGGGCGGCCGAGCCGGCTGCTTGCATGGGCACGCTGAAATCATCCCCCCAGGCCTTGGAGGAAGGAGCGATGAGCCGGCGGACGGTCGAGAGAAGTCCCATCGCTCGATTATGGGTCAGACTTCCCTCGATGTGAGTGCCAACTTCAGCGTTGTCTTACACGAAAGCTCGAGAGAAGCGGTACGGAGGCGCGGTTGAAGCTGCCGGCGGTCAAGCCTCGCATTTTGATGGCCAGGTACAGGTACAGCATAGAGAAGTGGAAGTGGTCCTGCCCGTCCGTCTTCTCCCACTGGTACACAAGCTCCTGCGTGCGGTCGAATTTGGCGATGCGTTTCAAGCTGAGCAGCTCCGTCTTCCACGTGTCGTCAAGTTCGGGCTGCTTTTGCACGGCGATGCGCTGTGCCTTGAACTCTGCCATGAGCGAGTCGAAGGCCATCGTGCGGGTGATGTTGACCCGGCGCATGTTCAGCTTGCCTTCCTTGGCGTCCGCTTCCTGCTCCTTTACCGAGAACAAGATGCTGGGCGTGCCGGTGGTGAACACGCCGGCGTAGGCATTTGGATCCCGCTCGGTGATGCGGCGCACCATGTCGACGTAGGGCTGTGCATCGTGCAAGCTCACGGTGATACGGTACTTGCGCATCAGCTCAAGCCGGCGCTCTTCGAACTTCGTGTAGGGGACGATTTCTCGGTGCACCACGAGGATCATGCCGTCTGTGGTGATGCGCCCGACGCTGATGCGGCACAGCAGCCCCATGTCCGCGCCCAGGAAGTGCGTGCTGGAGTCGGCCAGGTCCGCCTGCACCAGGGCCTGCTCGAGGTCCTTGACGGTGATGGCGTCGTCGTTGTCTTCGCTGGTCAGACCCAGGCCTTGGTTGACGAACTCGGAGTACTTGTCGTAGGCGGTGGAGTTCTTGACCAGGTAACTGGCCAGCGCGACATTGGGTCCGCGCTGCAGGATTTCGGCGGGGCTGGGAATCGCGTTGGCCGCGCTGAAGGGGGTCAGGTACCAGGCGTTGGCGGGATAGGCGTCATTCGGGTTTTCACACACCCACGACAGCCGGGATTCGTGCAGAGACGGGGCCTTTCCACAGTGCGGGCACAGCAGTACGGCTTCTTGCCACCTGACGTCTTTCAGGTTGGCTTTGGTGATCTCTTTCTTGTCGCGGTCCCACCCGGGAATTTTGATGTTCTCGAAGTAGTCGGGCAGGAAGTATTGGCTGCAGTGATCGCAGTGCAACATCTGGCGGTGGCGCCTGGCCGTCTCAGCTTCCTTGCTGATGCCGTACTTGAGTACCGTGGGGGTGGAGAACAACTTGCGCAGCTTGTGCGGGCGGTGCTGCAAGCGGCTGACGTAGACGCTCATCTGCGTCAGGTTTGACTTGTCGACCTCGTCGTGAATTACGGCGTTGGCCGGCACAGACAGGGCGGCTGTTTCGGACAAGGTGCCTCGGAAGTAGATGAAGCTGTTTGAGCCGAACTGCTTGATTTCGGAGTTATTCAGCTGCGGGTTGATCGAGCGCAAGAGCTCTGGGCTCGCCATGACGCAAGGGTCTATCCGGGTCTTGCAGAATTTCTCGGCGTCGTTGGTTGTGGGAAAGGTGTAGATGACGGTGAAGTCGTTCTGGGTCGCGCAGGCTGCAAGGGTCCACCGAGCCAGGATCTCGGACAGCCCGATCTGGGCGCACTTGACCACGATGCTGGTCTCGCAAGCGTCTTGGATGATGCTGCGCTGGAACTCGTGGTTCTTGAAGCTGAACTTGCGCCCGTCGAGGTAGGTTTTCTTCTCGATCCAGGTGTCCAGGTGCGCCAGGCTGTAGACGTCGGAGACGGAGTCACTTAAGCGCTGCAGGAACTGCGCTGCTTGGGGCGTGGTCACTGGAGTTCGCGGCGCAGGTTCGACATGAAGTCTTCCTGCAGCTCTGGGAAGCGTTTGAGAGTGTCGGCCAGCGTCATCTCGATGCGCTTGAACTCTTCGGAGTTGTGCAAGTCGGTCTGCAGCTTGATGATTTGGGTGAGCACGGCGGTGACAGCTGCGAGCACTTGGGCCTTTTGGTTGGCGGCGATGTCGGGGTCTGTCAGGACGTCTTGCGCGAGGGTCTCAGCGCGCTGGTACTGGAGCATGAGCTCGGACGGGGTGTCGAGCTCAGATAGCGTTTTCAGGGGGACGGCGTAGCTCTGGCGGGGCGCCGGCGCTTCCTCTCGCATGTTGAAATCGTCAAGCATGGTTTCTCACGTTGGCGATATGGCGCCAGAAGGTACGCTCGCTGCAGCCGGCGAGCTGGATGGCTTTCTTGCGGTCGAGCCGGCCACAGGTGACTTCGAGAGCGAGCTCTTCGCGGTAGAGCTTGCGAGACTCGATCAGATCGGTCTTGTACTGCCGTTTCTGCCCAGGAATCTTGCCTGGGCAGACTCTGGATAGATGGGTTTCGGACACGCCCAATTGCTTGGCTAAGGCTTTGGTGGTGACCCTGCGGTTGTACAGGTCGTCCCGCAGGGCGGGTGTGAGCCGGTCTTTGAGTGCCATGGGCGCGGAGTATGCACTCACATAGGCCCCAAAAGCAAGCAGGACTACGCTATTATGGCAGCATTGTTACTCAAATTGTGGCACAAAATGCCAAAAAATCCAAAATTTTGGCTGAAAAAGCGCAGTTTTTGACGAAAATGGCACAAAAGTTTGAAAAAACCCTGAGGAAGTCGAAACCCCCAGGGGGCGCGGCCAGGCGCCAGCATACCCCATAGGGTATACGTCATGCACTGTGGATATATACAGCAAACACGCCACAATCGGCGATTGGCATCCAGCCGATACCCTAGCCTAGTTCGGCGCTTGACCCCCCTTACAGGCCCATTAAACGCGTTATAGGGGCATGTGGATAACTTGTAACACAGTGTGGATAACATCGTCAGTACACTAACCATTCGGATATTTTGAATGGCAAAGTTAGGGTAAACACCTAGAAAATAGTCGCACCTAGTCCGGGTTTTAGGGCATAGTTAGGTTTGTGGTTGATAGTCTGACATAGGGTTAGACTGCGACGCACCGTAAGGATTTATCATGACAGTCGCTTCCGTTCCTTCGTTTTCCACGTCTCGCGCTTTCAATGTCGCGCTCGGCCGCTTGGCCAGCGCTCCCGATGCATTGCAAACCGCAGTGCAGCATGCTGCCATGCATGCATTGCATGATGGCCAGTGCACACCGGCAAACCGCTTCCGCGCCACCTTGGCCAGCGCGCACATGCTGGGCAGCATTGGCGCGCGCGCTGCCCTATTTGTGCTGGCCGAAGCGCTGGCCAGCGTGGCCACCTTGGCCGAAGATGGACAATACCGGGTCAAGGCCAAGGGGCGCGCCGAGTATTTGACACTGGACATGGCAATTGCCAAGGCCGGCGCGCTAGACGTTGGCGCCCGCATCGCGGTAATGCAAGCCGAAGCGGCGGCCGCACGCACCAAGGCCAAGGCCACCAAAGATACCAAGGCCGAAGCGGTCAATGACCCGGCCACGCCCTTTGTTTCCATGCTGGCCAAGGTGGCCGAAGCGGCCAGCGCTGAGGCCGAAGCGCTGGCCAAGGCCGACACAAGCAAAGGCCCAGTCAATGTGCGCGCGCTATGCACCGCTTCGGCCACGCTGGCCGGCCAACCCGGCGCGCTGGCCGCATTGGCTGCCATGATCGGACGGGCCTTTGATTTTGTACGCACTGAGGATGCGGCCAGCGTGGCCAGCATGGCCGAAGCGCACCGCATCGCTATCGCCAATGCCAAGGCCGAAACGCTGGCCGCACAAGCGGCCAAGGCCGATATCCGCACCGCGTTCGAAGCGGCCAAGGCCGAAGCGGCCAGCGTACACGCCGAAGCGCTGGCCATGGCCGAAGCCACGCAAGCGGCCAAGGTCGAAGCGCTGGCCGCGCGGTGCGAAGCCGAAGCGGCCAAGGCCGAAGCCGAAGCGGCCAAGGCCGAAGCGCTGGCCATGCTGGCCGATGCTGGCCGCGCCAAGGCCGAAGCGCTGGCCATGCGCGGTGCTGCCGAAGCGCTGGCCGCGCCGAAGCGCACCGCCAAACGCACCGCCAAGGCCGAAGCGCTGGCCGCTTGACGTAGCACGCTGCCTCAGCGCTTCGGCGCTGAGGCATCGCGCATGGCACAAGCCATGCGCGATGCCTCAGACCTGACAACACCTATCCTGCACCGCTTCGGCGCTGCCCTTGGCCCTTCGGGCTTCGGGCTTCGGCCTTGGCAGTGACAGCCCGGTAGCCAGGCAGGCCCATAACGGGCCAAGGCCCAGCGCTTCGGCGCTGGCCGCTTCGGTGCACCGCTTGGCCCTTCGGGCTTCGCGGTGCACCTTGGCCGGTTCCCTGCTCTTTCACAATCCAATGCGGTGCGCTTGGCCTCAGGCAGGCAGTGCAGGCCTCAGGCAGGCAGTGCAGGCCTCAGGCAGGCAGTGCAGGCCTCAGGCAGGCAGTGCAGGCCTCAGGCAGGCAGTGCAGGCCTCAGGCAGGCAGTGCAGGCCTCAGGCAGGCAGTGCAGGCCTCAGGCAGGCAGTGCAGGCCTCAGGCAGGCACAAGCGCACCGCATCGATTGAGATAATGGGGGTTCGCCCAACGAATCCGGAATGCCCTTGGTGCGCCCGCGCACCTTGTGCGTTGACCAGC